TCAATACGATGCTCAGTATTTTGAGATTGTAGATGTATTTGAAGACTCCAGGTATCTCTTTGGACAAGATGCAGACTTTGCCGACGGACAGGCTTTGGGCGTCCAAGCCACTTGCCGCCAAGCACGCAAAGGTCTGTTCAATCCAGGGAAAAGAATATAGGAAATTAGACTATGCCTAAAAGAACAGAGTTAAATCAAGATTTGAACGCAAAGTATGGTTTCCGACCCTCTACCATAGAGGACATTGATAGAGCCCTTTATAACTTTGTAAATGACGATCTAAATATCTTTTGCAACACAAATGAAGGCTTCCGCAAAGTGCCCGTTCTCTTTGCTTCCCCAGAGCGTGCTTTTTCAATCAAGGACGACCCTGAGCTACGCAAGAACGGCAGAACACTGGAATACCCACTTATCTCTATTGTTCGTGGACAAATGATCAACAATCCTTCTAACAAAGGCAAGTACGGTGTCTATATTCCGCCATACTTCGGCTTTTACAAGCGTGGTGGCTCAATCCCAATCGCTCGCCAAGTCAATCAGGAAAAATCAAGAGATCGTGCGAATGCGACGGCAGAAAAGAAATATAATCAAAGCACTTTTCCTTTTGACAATGAAAAGGCAGTGTATGATACATTATACGTCCCAATGCCAACTTATGTAGAGATAACCTACGAGATAAAGATGGCTACAGAGTTCCAGCAACAGATGAACGAAATCATTGCTGCGATGATGGGAAGATTCTCAACTCCAGTGGCCTTCAAAATTGAACACGAGGGGAATGTCTATGAAGCCTTTGGTGACGAAACATTCTCAAACGAGAGTAATAACTCAGGGCTAAACACAGACGAAAGAATGTTTAAATCTACAACAACAATCACAGTGTTGGGCTACATTTTGGGAGCAGACAAGAACGAGGATGTTCCTGCTGTAATCCGCCGTGAATCCGCCGCTGAAGTTACAATTGGTAGGGAAAGAACAGTGGTCGGCGACGAGCCTGAGTTCCATGCGGGCAGAAAAGATAAATACAGATCATAACAACCTGGCGTTTGGAATACCGCCCTACTATTTATTATTGGTATTTAGTGTAAATTATTGAATGCCGTACTATACGCATAAGACCGAGGAGAATACATTTCGATGGCTGACAACTCTTCTAAAAAGTTTAAGTTCATTTCACCTGGAGTGTTCATTGATGAGATCGATCAATCACAACTTCCAGCCGTACCAACTGAAGTAGGACCAGTAGTTATTGGTCGTGCTCGTAAGGGACCTGCCGACAAACCAGTTCAGGTATCCTCTTACTCTGACTTTGTTCAGACTTTTGGCAATCCTGTAGCGGGTAACGAAGGTGGCGATGTTTGGCGTGAAGGCAACAACACTGCCCCAACATACGCTGCATATGCTGCTAAGGCTTGGTTGAGGAACAATTCTCCTCTTACATTCGTAAGGGTCCTTGGTGACCAGGCAGACGGAGCATCAGGAACTGGCTTGGCTGGTTTTGCTGCTGGCGAAGCAGGCGGCACCAACACCAGTGGTGGTGTCTATTCTTTGGTAGTTTGGCCATCATCTTCACTCAGCACAGAGGGGACTGTAGTTAGCGGTGCTGTCGCTGCGCAGATTTATATGCCACCAAACACTGGGCGTGTACTTCTTTCAGCTTCTACTGGGCAAAATGGTTCAACCCTTTATGCAGTGGACGCTAAAGATGACTTTACATTGGTCTTTAGTGGGTCAAATGTTGATGAGAAGGTTCAAGTTAGTTTGAATCCTGATTCTGATAATTTCTTGAGAAAAGCATTAAATACAAATCCAACAATTACTAACTCTGATATTACCTCCGCTGGAACTCGCACATTTTACCAAAGCGGGACATACTGGCTTGGTGAAACCTACGAGTATTCTCTAATTGACAAGAGTGCTGGTGGTATTGGTCTTTTGAGCGGCTCTGATGTTACTAAATTCCACGCTGCTATTCTACCAATGGTGGAAAACAACACAGACAGAGATGTGCAGCAAAACAATTTCAACGGCGCTGCTAAAAAAGCAACAACAGGTTGGTTCATTTCACAGGATCTTAGCACAAATACATCCGACTATCGTGCTCGTAACCAACAGAAACTATTCCGTCTTGAAGCGCTTTCTGCTGGCGAGTGGGCTCAAAGGGAAGTGAAAATATCTATATCAAATATCAAGGCACCACAAGGAGATTTTCAATCATACGGATCTTTCTCAGTCTTGATTCGTGACATTGCAGACAATGACAATCGACAGGTTATTCTTGAAAGATTTGATAACCTAAATCTAAACCCAGCGTCTGAAGACTATATTGCAAAAAGAATTGGCGATCGCTATCAAGTTTATAGCGCCAATGATCAGCGCAATGTAGAATATGGCGAGTTTGAAAATCAATCAAATTACGTTCGTGTCGTAATGAATGACGACGTTGCTGCTGGCTCTGGTGAAACTCGCTGGCTACCATTTGGTGTGTTCGGTCCATTAAAATACAGAGATGTTAGTGTTGTTAGCGGCTCTAGTGGATTTAGTGCAGATTTGGGAGCACCAGTCGCTGGCACCCGAGGTGGTGTAAGAACAATGTTGGACGGCGATAACTCTACAGATTATGGTCTCGCCGGACACTTGGCTCCAACGGATCACATTATTTCACTAGAAGGCGCTGCTGATGCCAGTGTATTCAGTGGCTCTATTCAGTTCCCAAGTGTTCCAACAAGAGCAAACAGCACTTGGGGCAGCCCAAAAAATACAAAGAATACTTTCTGGGGAGCATGGACAGGGAGAAGTAACACAAATACTTTCTTCAACCCACAAACACCAGATTGTCTAAGACCACGATCTTTCGATCTTAGTGGCATTAATACTAATCCATCTAATACCGCAGTCGATGTTGCTGGAGAAACTACAACTTATGTAGCAACTCAAGCATACGAGATCGCTTGGGTGTTCTCCTTGGATAACATTTCAGGCTCCTCTACCACTGGGTACTATTATCTTGGTGGAAACACTGGCTACAGACAACAGGGATTAAGTGTTAGTGCAGTAGGTTCTTACACCTCATCTCTCGATGCTGGACTAGATCGATTTACTACTGTTTTACATGGTGGTTTCGATGGATTAGACATCACAGAGAGAGAACCATTCAGAAACAGCAAGATGGATGATATTACAAACATTAGCGAGACAAACTCTTATGAACTCTACTCACTAAGAAAAGCAATCAACATCGTGTCTGATCCAGACGAAGTACAGATGAATGCAATAACAATCCCAGGCATTACAGAGGAGGCAGTAACAAACTACCTACTCGACACCGCCGAAGATCGTGCTGATACTTTGGCAATCATCGATATTCCAAATGCTTACACACCAGACACAGAAGATACTGGCTCAGCGGAAAGCCGTAATGAAAACAATACACCAACTCGTGCTGCAAATGCACTAGCTGCTCGCAGTATCAACAATAGCTATGGTGCAACTTATTACCCATGGGTAAGGATTTTGGACAACAACACAAACCAAAGCCTATGGGCACCACCATCAGTCGCCGCACTCGGTGTTCTTTCTAACACTGACAGACAGCAGGCTCCATGGTTTGCTCCAGCAGGCTTCACCCGTGGCGGACTAAGTGAGGGTGCTGCTGGTGTCCCAGTCCTAGATGTTTCTCGCAGACTAACATCTGATGATCGTGACACACTATATGAAACAAACATTAACCCAATCGCTAAATTCCCAGCAGAAGGAATTGTCATCTTCGGGCAAAAGACACTACAACAAACAGCAAGTGCTCTTGATCGAATCAATGTCCGCCGCTTGATGATTTACTTGAAGCGTGAGATCTCTTTCATCGCCTCAAGACTTCTATTTGCTCCAAATGCACAAGCAACATGGGATCGCTTCTTGGGTCAGGCTGAGCCAGTCCTCCGTGACGTCAAAGCTCAGTTCGGTATTGAGGATTTCCGACTAATCTTGGACGAATCAACAACCACACCAGATCTTATTGATCGCAACATCATTTATGCCAAGTTGTATGTGAAGCCAACCCGTGCTGTAGAGTTCTTCGCAATCGACTTCATAATTACAAACAGCGGAGCATCTTTCGAAGATTAATCCACTGAGTAACTATTTATTACGAGGAGCTAAATAAACAATGGCAAGTCTATTTTGGGGTCAAGCAAACGCAGAACCAAAACGTCAATTTCGGTTTGAGTTAAGTTTCACTTCTAGGAATGGTAACCAACCTGGTGATATACCAGTATGGACAGTAAAGACTGCTACTAAGCCAGTCGCAGAGATTTCAACTATTCCTCATCAATATATTGACCATACTTTCAATTTTCCAGGTCGTGTTACCTGGCAACCAATTACAGTAACATTGGTAGACCCTGTAAACCCTGACTTGTCTTTTGCCTTCTTGGATATTCTTGGCACTGCTGGATACAAGTATCCCTCAACAGACACCATTTCTCGTAGAAGCCTTAGCAAGAAAGCTTTTACAGATACCATTGGCAATGTAGTTCTTAAGCAAATCGATGCTGACGGAAAAGAAGTAGAAAGATGGGAATTAATTAACCCAATCATTACCAACATTGACTTCGGTGGCACTTTGTCTTACGAATCAGATGATATGGTAGAAGTAAATTGCACAATCACATATGACTGGGCAGAGCTTAAGCGAAGCGGCGTATCTAACAACACTCCTCCATCTACTCGTTCTTAACGAACAAAACACAATAAGTTATAATACTTAAGAAAGGTTACAAAATATGAGTAGAAATGATAACCGCTTGGGTCTCCCAGGCAATCTTACACAAGACGATACACCTGTGGCTGCTGCTGCGCCAGCACCCACATTTAATTGGTCGGTTCCAACTGAGTTTGTTGAACTGCCAAGCAAAGGCATTTTCTATCCCGCTGGTCATCCACTGCATAATCAGACAACAGTAGAAATTCGCTACATGACCGCAAAAGAAGAAGATATTCTCACATCTCGCTCACTCCTCAAAGAGGGTGTTGCTTTAGATCGTATGCTACAGAATGTTTTGGTGGATACGTCAATTAATGTTGACACTCTCTTGGTAGGAGATAAAAATGCCATGCTGGTTGCTGCCAGAAGAACAGGATATGGTGCCGATTATGATACAAATGTGACATGTCCTTCTTGCGGAACCACAGATGAGCATAGTTTTGACATTTCAGAGCCACCATGTAATGACTTTCTAGGGGAAGCTAGGAATTTGGGCGTAGCTGTGACTGAGGAAGGCTTAGTTCAGATTAAGTTGCCAATGTCTGGCGTAGAGGTTACTTGTCGTCTTTTGACAAGCGCCGATGAAACAAGACTAACAAAGGAAATGGAAAGAAAAGCTAAAAGAAAGATGAGCCAAGGAGTAACAACCGATTCTTTTAGAGCATATGTTGTTGCTGTCAATGGAGACGAGAGCCCTTTTACCATCGAGTCTTTCATTCAGGCTATGCCGGCAAGGGACGCAAGACACCTAAGGACCATCTATTCATCAATCGTGCCAAACATTAACCTCGAACAAACATATGACTGCCCTAATTGCGGTTATGAAGCGGACATGGAGGTTCCGCTTGGTATTGACTTTTTTTGGCCTAAGTGAGCAATACATTGAGGCTGTATACGAGCAACTATTCCAATTAAAATATCATGGCGGCTGGAGCTTTTTTGAGGGATATAACCTACCTGTTAGTGTCAGGGTGTGGTTCCTAGAGAGATTAGTCAAGCAGAAAAAGGACGAAAGCGAAGCGACAAAGAAAGCAGCTAGTTCCGCTGGACGAGGCCGAACATATAAACCGTGATAATTATATTTGACTACTATTTATTAGGCAGACGTATACGAGGTTTGTCTATATGAATATCGATTTTGAAAATGAAGTTCTAGATTTTGAGGCTCTCCGTGAAGAGCAACAACTCAATGAGAACATCTTAAATGTCTTCGCCGCCTGGATTCAGTACCTCTTGTCTAAGATGTACAAGGGCCGTCGAATCCCTGTCCGTGTTCGAGGGAACAGAATAGAAGTAGAGAGATTTACTGATGCCTTGGTGAACGAAAAAAGATACATGGATTATATCAAGAAATACGGACTTGATAACCCCATGACATACAAGCAGAAGGCAACCCTAGATGTTGCCATAAAAAGGTTTGAGAAAGAAGCCAAGATTAACTGGCCTATCCGCTAAGAGGTTTAGTTAATGGCTATAGATCCAAAAGATTTAGAAAAACAAAAAGAGCTTAATGAACTTCATCGCCAAGAGTCTGCTCTTTTACGTGAAAAGACTAAAGCGAAGCAAGAATACGATATAGCGGTCCAGCAAGGTAGTGCAAATCAGAAAGAACTTGCAGAGAAGCTTAAAGAGGTGTCTGCAAGATATGACGAAGTAGCTGAAAAATTAGACGACTTAAAGTACAAGACCGACGAACAAGCTGAAGCCCAAACAAGGCTAAAAGAGTCTCTTATTGGGATTGGGAGTATGCTCCCAGGGCTAATAGGAAACTTTGACGCTCTCTATGGTACTCAATTAAATGCTTTAACAAGTTTTTCAACAGCGATACCGGCTGTGTCTAAATTTGCATCAGCGATACATGATACTCAGGTTGAATTAAGAAGAACAACTGGTTTTCAAGATCGTTATAGTAGGTCCTTTACAAGACTTAAAGGAGCCTATCAGCAGTTAAATCTTCCTCAAGCGGAACTAGAGAAAAACTTAATTGGGTTGAATCAAAACTTCTCTGCTTTTGACGCCATGTCTCCAGCGATGAGAGACAATTTGACTATGCTGGCTGGCAACTTTACTCTCCTAGGGGTGTCAGGTGAAGAGACTGGCAAGATGTTGGATGATTTACAATTTGCTTTTGGAATTGTTGGTGAATCAGCAGTCCAAGCTGGCGGAGACTTAAGAGAATTAAGCAAAGAAACAGGTCTTGGGATGAGTGTCTTATTGAGAGACTTGAATGAACTATCCCCAGAATTAGCACGCTTTGGGATGGAAGGAACTCGTGTCTTTGCGGGCATGGCAAAACAGGCACGTAGCCTAGGGTTGTCAACAAAGGATATTTTTGATGTTTCTGAACAATTAGATACTTTCCAGGGTGCAGCAGAAATTGTAGGACGGATGAACGCTCAGTTTGGGATGCAACTAAATTCTGTAGAGCTAATGAAAGCATCACACGAAGAGCGAGTCGATATTCTTCGCCAAGAGTTTAGACTTCAGGGCAGATCTTTCCAAGCGCTCGATCGCCGTCAAAAACAAATGTTAGCTAGTATTTTGGGGAGAGACGTAAAAACAGTAGCCAAACTATTTGGTGATCAAATGGACATAACAGCATTCCAAGAGGATGTTGGCAAGGCAGACCCATTAGATAAATTCACCAAGTTTGCAGACCGAGCTACTGTACTTAATGAGCAGGCTTTCGATAAAGTAATTGAGTCTTTGGGCGGTGTTCAAAAAGTTAATGAATTTCAAATAAATCTTCTCAAAACTATGCAAGGAAATATGGGTGCTGTGGTCCAGGGACTAGGCGCACTGGCAGTTATAGGGCTTGGTAAGGGGATGATAGGCAAGGCAGCGCCATTTATTAAAAATATAATGCAAGCTGGCGGTGGTCTTGGTGCTGCTGGCTCAATGGTCGGTCCCTTGGGCAGAGCTTTTTCAAAGACAAACCCAGGCACGCTTGAAGCTGTCAAGATGATCAAGAAGATTAATCCCAACATAGGCACACAAGAAGCACTAAAAATGGCTCGTGCTGGGGCGGTTCCCACGGCGGCAGCCGGAGGCGCTGCGGCGACAGCGGGTGCAGCATCTAAGATGGGCGCACTTGCAAAAGGCGCTGGAAAAGTAGGGTTGAGATCTTTACCGCTAATTGGCCTAGGTATTGGTCTTTATAGTGGTATAGGAAGGCTCATGGAGGGTGATGTTCTTGGTGCTGGTCTTGATATCGGAGGCGGTGCTCTAGCAATGATACCTGGGATTGGAACTGCTGCCTCTGTGGGAATTAACGCTGGTGCAATGGGCATAAACATGGCGAGAGATGCTGCGAAAGCATCCAGTCAACCAGTTGAAGCTGTCGCAAACATGGACGAAACAATGAAGAGGATGGAGTCGATGTCAGCAACAAATACTGCCGCTAGCAGAGAAACAATACAACTCAATATTCAGGAGTTGGTGGTCAAGTCTTCTGTAGAAGTTGATGGCGACGTTTTGGGACAAAAGACAAGAAGTTACTTCAACACTGCTCTCAACCCAACTATGGCAAACTAAGGGAGGATAAAGAATGGGAACCCTCGGTGTAAGAAACGACATGAACTTGACTTTCGAGCATGTTCCTACGGG